GCCGCGTAAGCGGCAAGGTAGAGGACCTGAACTGTTAATTCAGGAACTCAAAGGACCTTTGGAAAGGTCCCTATCGATGGAATGTTTGTTGAAATAAGTGGGTTCCCCCACCTACTGTTATTTTCAACTCAGTCTCTTCATCAATGGAAATTCCCTCTCTGTTGGCCTAGTTAGCCAATAGGGAGTATCCCATACTTCAGAACAATCAACCACGTCTCCGATCCGGAAAAAGATCGGAAGCGACGGTAGGCGTAAACCTACCATGGCTGGATGCTCCAAGTTGGATGTTGAAACCTTTGAGTCCCTTTTCTTACGAAGAGGTTACTTCTTAGGTGAAAACAAACTTGATCGGGTTCTGTTAAGTCTTCTACATCTTCGCGATGTATGCCTCCTAGAGGAGTACCAAGGTTTTTCCTATTTAATAAATGAGAAAAATTTTGGTAAGAAGACAAAACAAGAATCAAAACTAGTGGCGTATCGTTATAAGATTGAGAAACTCGAACCGGAATTTTCCTATTCGAGATTCGCTCTCCGTTACGATGTTCCACTAGACACAATCAACGGAATATTTCCCTTGGTTTTTAAAGAACCAAGGTTAGTATTCCACTCTCTAAAACTTTCTTATGCACTTTATCTAACACTGAAGATGTTTCGTTTGAAAAATCTAAAGTGCAATCAACGGGTTCGGAGTAACTTAATGTTACCCCTACCAGATAATCTCCTATCGGCAATCTTTCTTCAGATCTTCTCTGAATTGAAGAAAAAGAACTTGTCGGAGTCCCAGTTGATTAAGTGTATAAAGAATTCTCTTTGTCTTTTGGTTTCTAAATCTTTGGATCAACACGAATTACCCCAGGGTGACTCAATCGTCCTATTTCCTCCAGATATCTGGAAAGAAGTTCGGTCGTTTTTGTCACCTGAAGGATTGATTCGCTTTTGTTTTTCCTGTTTACAATCAAAGGTGTTATGTGAGGAGGTACCTGAGGATTTTATCCTAGATACTCTCATTAAACATCGAGATCAGCTCTCTTCTCCCCATCGTGGTATCTCTACCGAAGTCCTAGAAAAACTTCGAGAGAGAGGCCGTGAATTTGGGAGGAGAGTAAAGAGATACTATCAATATGATCGTGGGTTTTTTCCCACGAACAAGGCTACCTTTGCCTTTCCTCGGAATCGAGGAGGAGTTAAGGGTGACCTGGTTTATCATGACCATTTGGTGGATCTTCCCGCAGGGGAGGATCCTGATGATCGTGTTGAACCTTTTGTAATAGGTCTCTTTGGGCAGCCAGGGAAAGGGAAGAGTTCAGTTCTGTCTAGATTTCTAGCAATTCTGAGTTCTCTCTTTCCTGGTGTAAAAGGAAAAGATTTAGTATACCAGAGAACTTGCCACGTTGACCATTGGGATGGTTATAGTGGGCAACCAATTACTATCTTTGATGACCTAGGTCAATCAATGGAAGGTAATGACGTCAAGGAATTTCAAACCTTGGTGTCTTGTTGCCCTTATGTTCTCCCAATGGCGGATCTCCGTGAGAAGGGAATGAAGTTCTCATCTTCAATTTTAATTACTACTTCCAACATGAGGTATAATCAGGATCTGAACCAAGTCTATAAAAAGAATGGTTCTCCGATCATTGATCAAACATCATTTTGGAGACGTTTCCACTATCCGATTACGGTCGAGGACTCCGGTGTTTTTACACTTAAGGAGAAGCCTGACTTTACTCGTCGTGGTTCATCGCAGACAGAGCGTTCATGTTATGATGCTCAGGTAAGCGATAGTAATTATCTGACCTTTCCATCAGTAATGACGGATAGGTTGAAGACAGGATCATTCCTAGATCACTGGAAACCCATCAACTTGGTGGATTCGAGGGAGCTCCTTCTAGAATATTCAAGAAGGAAGCTCTGGCATGAGAACATTCGGAGGAATTGGGTCCAGAAAACTTTGAACCGAGAAGAGAAGGGGGAATCTTTGATCCCTCTTCTCCGAACATCGGGTCTCCCTGAATCAGTCCTGAAAGGATTGGAACAGGGGGGAGTTTCAAGAAAGGGTCTAACCTTTTCTGCTTTTCCACCACCAGGACCGTTACCGGTTAGGGTGGTTCCGATTGTAGAACCTTTAAAGGTTCGTACAATCACAGCAGGAATTGGTCAGACATTTTGTTTGAAACCCCTCCAGAGAGCGATGTGGGAGGCCATGGGTGAAGAAAAGCAATTTACTTTAACTCATGGAACGAATAACCTAAATACCGCTGTTAAGCGGTTATTTGATAATTCTACTCCTAACTCAGTTTGGATTTCTGGCGATTATTCCGCCGCGACGGATTCATTTTCAATTGAAGCCTCGAAGGCCCTTTTACAGGGCATTCTGGAGTCAATTGATCATGAACCAACAAAGCGTTGGGCTATGAAAGAAATTTCTCCCCATCTACTTGTCTATCCTGGATCGTCGGGTATTAACCCGGTACTTCAGAAAAGTGGACAGTTGATGGGTAGTCTTCTCTCATTCCCCTTACTTTGTCTTCTAAACGATTGTACGGCCCGATTTAGTGGTCTCACTCCTGATCAATATTTGATCAATGGTGATGATATACTTATTCGAGCTCCTAAGGTGTTCTATCCAAAGTGGAAAGAACAAGTCGAAAAATTTGGACTTGAGCTTTCTTTAGGAAAGAATTATGT